GTCGTATGGCGCGCGACGAATACAATAAATCTGTTTTTCCTCCAGGTTATAAAGGTGGTACAAACTATAGCACTTCTGTTACTACATATGAGGATTTATCCCAGAGAATCCAAAGACAGCTTGGAGCTCCTCTAATCAATCTTGAAGTAAGTGATGAGCAAATTTGGGACTACATTACAGATTCTATTGAATATTTTACAAAATGGGCCGGCTATACTGAAGAATATCTTGTATTTGATTCGAGACTTTATATACGAGGTTATGGAATTAAAGTAGACGATCTTGTTAACAGAACACCGGAACTTGGAGGCAACGGAGTTCCTGCAAATATCGATTCAGCTGTTCAATATCCTTCATTGAGTGCTACTCCTTCGCTGTCAGCTGCTGTTGATATGGATTTAGGATCCATGAGAAAAGTCATCGATTGTTTTGAATTTTCAAAAGGTGAAGATACAGGAATCAATACTCTGTTCACTTTAGAACAAGCAATGGCGCAGCAAATTTATTCATCTTATATGATTGGTAACTTTGGTTTTGACTTGACAACTTGGGAATGCTTGAAGGACTTTATTAAAATTAGAAATAAAGTACTTGCAATGGTTCCTCAGTTCCGCTTTGATCCAAGAACACAGGTCCTTAAGATTCTTCCTGAGCCAATGCCTACACAAACATATCTTGGTGTTGTTGGTTGTTATATTGAAAGACCGGTTAAAGACTTAATCAGAGAAAGATGGGTCCAAAAATATGCACTTGCTTTAACAAAGATTGGTATTGCAAGAACTCGTGAAAAGTTTAATGGTACAAACTTAATGGGTGGAGGATCTGTCAACTATCAATCACTTCTTTCTGAAGGAATAGGAGAAAAAGAAAAACTAGAACAAGAATTAATGAACGAAAGAGCGGATGCTCCAAGTGCTACCTTCTTTATAGGATAAATACTTTTATGGATTTTAAATTACTCGTAGAACAAATTTTAGAAGAGACCGATAAATCTAAAATGCCTGCAAATAAACCTCGTAGAATCCGTAAAGGAGAACCTGGTTATGGTAAGAAGAAGTTTGTAGTCAAAGCCAAGGAAGGGGACAAGGAAAGAATTGTTCGTTTCGGAGATGCTAATTTAAAGATTAAAAAGTCTAATCCAAAACGCAGAAAGTCTTACAGAGCTAGACACCATTGTGAAACTCCTGGAAGCAAACTGAAGGCAAATTACTGGAGTTGCCGAAACTGGTAATATGGAACAATCCTTTGAACAATTTTTTACAGAGCAAAAAGTAAAAAGAGATCGTTGTTTGCGCAAGGCCGATCAAGTATACGGAAAGAAAACCTCTGCATACAAATCCGGAGCTGTTGTTAAATGCAGACAAGGAAAAATTTGGAAAAAGAAATGAACTTCAGACAACTAGTTTTAGAAGCTTTTGAAAAAGAAAAAAAGGAAGGGCTTCATGGCTGGTTTTCAAGAAACCACGGAAAGGGTTGGGTAGATTGTAAGACTGGTAAACCCTGTGGAAGACAAAAAGGAGAAAAGAGAAAAGGTTATCCAGCATGTAGACCAACCATGGCTATGTGTAACAGTGCAAAGAATAAAAAGAAAAGTTCTAAGCGTATATCTTGGAAAAAGAATAAATAACTCTATGCCTTACAATGTTATCAAAAACAAGAGTGGATATAAAGTTCGTTATAAAAAGAACGGCAAGATGCATACTATTCCTGGAGCATCCAAATCTAAGGCAAAAGCAAAAAAGAGAATTGCGGCTATCGAAATAAGTAAACACATGCATGAGAACAAACTAGTTAATGAGTATAATATTACTCTTCCTTCTGAAGAGTCTGTAATCAAAAAGTTTGAAGATCCTCATAGCGAGGAAGCAGCTGCAATTTTAGCTCCTTACCATCTTACTGGAGACGATGTTGAAATGGCATATGAAGACGCAATTGGAAGACTTCATGACAATTCCCCAGTAGAAGGAAACGAAGTTGGAGGAAAACTTACATTTTCTGGTATCGAACACAAAGGAGAGCAAAGACATGTCAAATATGATATTGCTGATTGTAACTTAACTTTAGAGCTAATTTTTGTTGTCGGAGCAACTCCTGAAGATACAGAATATGTTGAAACCATTATCAGTAACGAAGCTGCCGAGAATGAAGGAGACGAAGAAAACGTTGAAGAAAGTTTTATGTTTGAAGCTTTATTTGAAATGGTTATGAAAAGACATCATCATGTCAAGTTAGTTTCTAACTGTTGCGGTGCTAGACCTTCTCAATTAACACCTGATGTAGAAAAGCCTGGAGATGTTGGTATTTGTTCGGATTGTGAAGAGCATGCAGAGTTTGAACCAGAAGAAGAATAAGTGAACCGGAAACGGACACGAACATTTAGACAGGGCGTATTTTCTTGTAAACATCCCGAAAAATATAAAGGGACATTTCCTATATATTATAGAAGTGCTTGGGAAGCCAAGTGTATGTTAATGTTTGATAATAACCCAAATATTGTTTCGTGGGGTTCAGAATCTATTGTTATTCCTTACGAGAATCCTCTAACTGGCCGTGTTAGTAGATACTTTGTCGACTTCAATATAACAATGAAAGACAAAGAAGGAAATCTTAAAAGGTTTCTTATAGAGATTAAACCTTACTCTCAAACTATTCCTCCAGTTCAAACAAGACATACAAGATCTCTCCAAAGAAGACAGGCAGAGTATATTAAGAATCAAGCAAAATGGAAAGCCGCGGAATCTTATTGTAAGACCAAAGGTTCTACTTTCTGTGTTTTAACAGAAAAGCATTTAAACTTTTAAGGAGCTGTCGGCCAAACGACTTTAGAAGGTTCAGAATAAGTCTGAGGAACGTTTCTCAAAGCTGATCTATAAGCAGCCCAAGCAGCTTTTTGTTCAACTGTAAGAGGAGCGTCTGCTACTTGTGTCCAATCCGATTGAGAGAGTAGATAATCTCTTTGTGATCTAATATTTTCCCACGACAAAGGTGTTGGAGTAGGAGTGAACGTACTCGTTGGCGTTGGGGTGGGGATTGGCGTAGATGTCGGTGTTGGTGTTGGGGTCGGTGTTATAACTATTTCAACAACGTACCATTCCGAACCCGTCCAACGCGCAAACTGGTTGAAAGATAAGTTGGGAGGTTTAATTTCTATTGCTCCGGAAGGAATTAAGAATACACCTGGTTCCAGAGGAGATTCAAAAGAAATAGTTTCTCCTATATAAATTCCTTCTGGACTCGTTTGATATACTGTTTTACTATTTGGTGCAGACATAAATTAATATTTAATACAATACAGCATTGCTACGTTACGAGGACGGGTTTCATTACTTCCGCTATTATAGATTCCTATACCAGTACCAGCACCATAAATTCCTATACCAGTGCCCGAATATGATGTTATTCCATGATAATATCCAAGTCGTGCGCCTTGAGGATTGCCCGCTTGTTCCAATTCGTGCGGGCTACCCCAACCATCTGGAATACCAACTCCGACACTTTGAGCCCAACCATATCCACCCATAAGATTATCATCGCCTTGACAAAATATGAAACTATGAGCGTGACCGGGATCATAAACGCCGTGTGAGTGACCAGGATCATAAACTCCGTGAGAGTGGCTTCCGAAGGCATGATCTTGAAATGTACCAAAGCCACGGCTAGGGTCAAGACCTCTACCGTAGTCAATACCACGAACAAATACTCCACGAAGATCAGGTAAATTAAAAGTTCCTCCTCCGCCACCATACAAGTATTGAATACGAGCAAATAGATTAGGATATGAGGTCGTGGGTAATGCCGAACCATCACAATATAACCAACCGGTCGGAGGATAACTCATCGCAAATGCAGCTACAGCTCCAGTCATATCGCCTGAGTTAGCAGCATACCCAGCAGTATTAGCATAACTTACTCTAAAATTGGATGGGCTATAAACATACATGTTTTGTCCGTCATTACCGCCCCAAAGCCATGAAGGCTGACCTTCTTGACCATTCCAATTAAATGTCATTGGAGCTCCGTCGCCTCCATCAGCAGCAATAGTAGAAGATTTGGAAGCTAAGGTAGCAGAGCCAACATTTTTAGATGCTGCGTTTGCATCATGAAAAATTTCATATGAAGCATTACCCATCGACCATCCACCAACTTTAAGTTTGTTATCAGTATCTAAACCAAATCTGACAGCGTACGTACCAGGTCTATGAAAACTCATGAAAGAAGCTCCACCACCTTGAGTAGCACCACCGGATCTAATTTCTACACCAGCAGCTCCTTCTGTACCAACTCCGATTGCTTCGCTATTAGTATTTGAAGCATATATACCAACAGTGGTTCCGTTATTAATGGTTGCACCATTATTAATGGTGAGACCTCCTCCATTTATGAAACCGTAATTTGCGATTCCGTTATAGTTTTGAAAAAATATAGTTCCGTTTGTTGGTGTTCTCAGCGCGAGATTGGAGCCATCCCCATAATAACCTTCTGCTACGTTGCCGATACTAACTTGCTGGCCGCTACCTCCAAAAACGCCAACAGGAGATGTAACGCTATTGCCAGCAAATAAGTTTGACGACGTGTCCCAATTAGGAGCTCCTGTTGAGAGCTTATCCGGAGTAATTCCACCAGCGAGATTCGTATTAGCTACTTGTGTTCTAGACATACGCGGTTACTTATTAAACCCTACAAGAAAAATACATAAACATCTTCTCCAACAATAGATGTAGACATATGTTTAAAAGATAGATTTGCTTGCTGAACTCCCTTTGCAAACTCCGGCCAATTTTTAATTGTAGTCTTGGCTACTCTTCCTGAAGCTGGTTGTCCCGTAATAGGAGGAGTTGTAGTATTGAATATATTTTCTACATTTTGCAATATATTATGAGCTATAGCAAAATTGTAAAGAAACAAACCAACAGTTGCAGTATTCAAGTTTATATATGTTAATACTTTATTTCTACAGCTGCAATTTGGATTAGTAGATGCACTTTCAATATCTGCAGCAATAGGAGAAGCTGTAGCTTTAAGAGCATCCTTGAATGAGGAGTCTGCAGCTATCAAATTTAAAATAACTTGACCAAGAACTGGTGAATTAATAAAATCTTGTTCTGTCATACAAATTATTTAGAGTTTAGTTTAAAAAATTTAAACCGTTATTTTCTTTCTTTTTGTAAACAAAACAAGCAAACAAATGAGTTACTAAGCCACAAAAAATATTTGTCAGAAAAGGAACTTGTACGTCTAACTGAATAGGGTTATATAAAAAAGAAGTTACTAAACCAAACCAAAACGAACTACACTCCGGACACGAAAGAGGTCTTCTGATATAAGGAATATAAGAAATTCTATTTCTAATTGGTCCAAAAATTTCGGAAAAGCTATACATATATGATATGC